AGTCACATCCATGATGCTTTGCAATATTTAATGCTTGGAGCAGGCGAAGGACGCCAAGTCTTGAACCACAATGCCAATGCGCGCGCCTTCCAAGCAAAGCGTGACTTCGATGTGTTTACACGTCAGCCAAAGAAACGCAGGCAAGGCCTTTGGGCACGTCTATGATTTGTGCGTTGTCCTGCATTAACGCAGAAGTGTAAGAGGGCATTATGTGTATTTTTGCAGCACCATCGATGCCGGCTGTTGACCCGAATGTGGAGGCAGAGCGCAAAGAGCGCATGGCGCAAGAAACTGCTCAAGCGCGTCAACGGCGTGATGATGCACTCGATGATGAGGTGGCTCGACGCAAGAAGGGTGTCGGTGCGCGATCCCTGTTGTCCGGCCCGGGCGGCGGTATCGGCTTCTACAATCAATACAGGAATGAGTAATGCACGGCACGGCCAAGAACTTCCTTCAACGCTATGAGAAGGCCAAGTCACATCGCCAGCTGTTCGAGAACTTGTTTGACGAGTGTTATGAATATGCTCTGCCGCAGCGCGAAGGTTTTACAAAGCTTACCCCGGGTCAGCGCCGCGATGATCGCATCTTTGATGAAACAGCTGTTGTTGGTGTGCAGGAATTTGCATCACGCCTGCAGAACGGCATATGCCCGAACTTTGCTAGATGGGCGGACTTCATCGCGGGCTCTGAAGTTGAAGCTGTTGACGCAGATCGAATTAACAATGAGCTGGATGAAGTTACTGAATATGTGTTCGAGATTATCCAGAACTCTAATTTCGGTCAGGAATCGCATGAGTCGTTTCTGGACTTGGCGGTAGGAACCGGCTGTCTTCTTGTTGAAGAGGGCGATGCCATCAACCCTGTTCGTTTCAATGCTGTGCCATTGCCGCAGATTGTTTTGGAGAACGGGCCGGATGATCGCATAGATCATGTCTATCGTGAGCGTGAGTTGCGCTATCGGGATATACCTCTTGCATATCCCAAATCTGTTTTGCCGCAAGATTTTGCTTCAAAGATTGTAAACCAGCCCGATAGGAAGCTGAAGATCATTGAGGTTGTTTGCCGTGTTTATGACAAACCCAATGTCGAGAAATACGCATTCTATGTGATCTCCAAAGAAGATGGAGAAATGATCTATGAAGAGGAGTTTGAAGGTGCTGGCTCAAATCCTTTTGTTTGCTTCCGGTGGTCAAAGGCGGCGGGTGAAGTGTATGGGCGGGGTCCGCTTGTCAATTCTTTGTCGGCTATCAAGACTACTAACCTTACAATCGAACTTGTGCTTGAAAACGCACAGATGGCAATAAGCGGCATTTATCAAATGGATGATGACGGTGTCATCAACACAGACACTATTAATCTGATACCCGGGACTATTATCCCCAAATCACCCAACAGTTCTGGACTGCAGCCAATCCGTGCCGCTGGCTCGTTTGATGTAGCTAATCTTGTTCTTGGTGACATGCGCAACAACATCAAGCGCGCGCTCTACAACGACATGCTTGGCGATCCGAACAGAACCCCAGCGACAGCTACCGAAGTTGCAGAACGCATGGCTGATTTGTCTCGGCGCATTGGCTCTGCCTTTGGCCGCTTGCAGGCAGAGTTTATCCAGCCTGTGCTGCAGCGTGTGGTTTACATCCTGAAGAAACAGGGGCGCATCGAGGTGCCGACCCTTAATGGGCGCGAGGTAAAGATACGCTCTGTATCTCCGCTTGCTCAGGCACAAGCCAACCAAGACATTGCATCGATTGATCGCTTCTTGGAAATGGTAGGCGGGCGCTTTGGCCCGCAGATGGTCAATCTGCTGGTCTCTTCTGAAGACGCAGCTACCTATCTTGCTAAAAAGTTTGGAGTGCCAGATACGCTGATCAGAGACGCAGCGCAGCGTGAGCAGATTGTTCAGGCAATGGCACAAATGCAGGGAGTCCAAGCAAATGCCCCAACAAATCAAGGTCCGGCTTGATGGGTTTAACCGCCCTGAAGATCAGGACGATCAGATCTCTTTAACCATTGCTTCTTTATTTAGCAGTGCTTCTGGCAAAGAAGTGCTGCGCTATTTGCGTTCCATAACCATTGAAGCGGTCACTGGCGGGAACGTAAGCGACGCTGAACTCAGACATCTTGAAGGGCAGCGTTATCTTGTTGGCATCATTGAACGCCGCATCAAACACGCCGAAAGGATTAAATCAGATGAACGAAGCAGATAATGTGGAGGTCACGGAGACCGAAGCACCTGTTGAAGCAACTGCGGAGCGCCCTGAATGGCTTCCTGAAAAATTCAAAACGCCGGAAGATTTGGTATCGAGCTATTCGCATCTCGAAAGCAAGCTTGGCAAAAGTGATGATGAGTTGCGCTCTGCAATCAAAGAAGAGATTCATCAGGAGCAATGGGCTGATCGCCCCCCTACTGTTGGTGACTACACTATCCCTGATGCGCTCGATGAGGAGGCTGCAGTTGGCGATGACCTCCTAAACTGGTGGGCGCAGTTTTCCTATGACCATGGCTTTGGACAAGACAAGTTTGAAGCTGGCATAGAGAAATACGTAAATGCCATCAATGGTGGCGTAAGCTTGGAAGAAGAGCATTCAAAGCTTGGCGAAAATGCCGATGCCAGGATTGAAGCAGTTAAGCTTTGGTCTAATCAGTTCTTTGATGAATCTCAATTTGAAGCTGTTGAGCGTCTTGGTGAAACAGCACAAGGCATCGAGGTTCTGGAAAAGATCATGTCTGCCATCAATGTAACGCCAGTATCTGGCAATGTTGAAGCGTCCAGTCAGCTTTCAGAAGATGAGTTGCGAAGCATGATGATGGATGAAAGATACTGGAAACAAGGGAGCCGGGACCAATCGTTTGTGAAGCGGGTGGAAGATGGCTTCTCGAAAATCTATCAGGGCTAGTTATGGCCCTCTAACAGTTAAGCGCGCTACGGCGTCTCATGCTGGCAAGCTGCAACATATCCTCCGAGTTACAGACTTGCGCGAATGCATGATCCATGGTGCTACGCCGTGGCGCGCCCTGCATTATCCACTGACTGTTGATGGTGCCAGCACTTATTCAATCATGCTTGGCAAGACCCCGATTTGTATGGGCGGGGTAGTGCCGATTGACGTAAGTGAAGATACGCGCATCGGGTCTATCTGGTTACTGGGATCACCAGTTATCGAAGACCATGCTCTTAACTTTCACCGGGCGATCAAAGACCTTCTCGAAATGTACCAGCTGCAATGGGACATTTTGGAAAATGTAGTACCCCTTGATCACAGCCGAACCATTAAGTGGCTTGATAGTCTGGGCTTTCATTTTGCAGTGACCCCGACAGTCATCAATGGCTATGCGGTATTAAGATTTGTGCGTTGTGCCTCTCACATAGAAGTGTCATTCGAGGAGGACGAACGGCCCGCGTCTAACTAATGGCCCGCAAGGATAACCAGTCGATGAACGAAGCGGACAACCGGGACTTGGTAAAAACCTAGTAAACAGGAAGGACTGTTATGGCGAACACAATTGATACCGCCTTCATCAAGCAGTTCGAGTCCGAAGTTCACATGGCTTATCAGCGTATGGGTTCGAAGCTGAAGAACACCATTCGCAATCAGCAAGTGAGCGGAAACGTGGTTCGTTTCCAGAAGATCGGCGCTGGCACTGCTTCCACCAAATCACGCAATGGTTCTGTTACCCCAATGGAACTGACGCACACAAATGTTGAAGCCACGATGGCTGATCATTACGCAGCTGAGTACATCGACAAGCTCGATGAACTCAAGACCAACATCGATGAGCGTCAGGCTGTGGCAACTTCGGCTGCTGCTGCCCTTGGTCGCAAGACTGACGAGATCATCTATGAAGCCATGGATGCGGGTGCTAACTCCACGCAAATTCATGACACCGGCTCGGCCATTGCAAAGGCTGACCTTCTTACCCTGTTTGAAACCTTTGGCACTGCTAACGTGCCGGAAGATGGCCAGCGTTATCTGGCTATGCATCCGAAGGGTTTTGCTGATCTGTTCCTGATCGAAGAGTTTGCCTCTTCGGATTATGTCGGGCCACAGAATCTGCCATTCGCAGGCGGCATGACCATGAAGAACTTCCTTGGTTTCAACATCTTCTCAACCTCGGCAATCACGGCAGGCAAAAACATGGCCTACCACCAGAATGCCATTGGTATCGGGGTAAACTCGGAAGTCCAAACCGAGGTCAATTATATCCCTGAGAAGGTGTCTCACCTGACCACTTCGATGATGTCGATGGGCGCAGTTGTCATTGATGACAACGGTGTCTACGAAGTCCTCGATAACAACTAAGAGGAGGATTAGACATGGCTTTTTCTGCATCTGGTCTGACTCGCATGGCAGGCGGCGGGGGTCATAGCCTTTGGTTCTATGACTCCACTGATGCCATGACTGCGGTTCGTGTATCCGGTTACTTCAATAACGCTGCCACCATGCTGAATGTTGGCGACGCTATTTTTGTACTGGACAGCGATGCTCCTGCTCTGAGCGTTGCTGTGGTGTTGTCTAACACCGGCACTGTCGTCGATATTTCTGACGGCACCGCAATCAGCGTCACTGACTCTGACTAAGGAGTTTGGGGGCGGGTAATCTCCCTCCCGCCCCCATTCACTTGAATGGCTTCTAGTGCAGCAAACTCATCTGTGGATATCGCAGCGCGCGCTCTCACCTTGATTGGCGCGAACCCTATCTCTTCGTTTGACGACACAAGTACAGAAGCAACAGTTGCCAACAACATGTATGAAGATGTTGCGCGGGCATCCTTGTCGATGGCTCGTTGGCGCTTTGCAACCAACCAGAAGGTTCTTAATCTTCTGAGTGATGCTCCAACCGGCAGATTTGATCAGGCGTACCAGCTTCCTGCTGACTTGCTTATGCTTCATGCCCTGACTGTGAACGACCTTCTTGTTGACTACACAGTCTATGGTGACAAAGCCTTTGCCAATACCAATGAGGCTGATCAGGTTGTTGCTGATTACACTTTCCGCGCAGATGAAAACACATGGCCGTCTTATTTCACATTGGCGGTTGAGTACCAGCTGGCCTCGATCTTTGCTGCTGCCATTGCGCGTGATGATGGCTTGATGAAAATGTTTGATGAGAAGGCTGACATTTTCATGCGGCAAGCCCGCACCCTTGATTCACAACAACAGACCACCCGTAAGCTCGTAACGAACAGGTTCAAGACTGAAAGGTTGAGCTGATGGCGAGTATACGAGTTTCGCAGACTAGCTT